TTTTATTGTCTTGATCTCTAATTTTAGCTATGTATATAACATATCTATTTTTAAATGCTTCAATATAAGCATTATGTTTTTGCAATTCCATTAAAGATTTCATTTTATTTGTTTCATTTTTAAATATTTTATTTTTTTCTTCAATAATATCATTTTTAATTTTATTTTGTTCCTCTAAGTTATGCTTGATAGAAGAACTCCTTTGGAGTTGTTCCTCCATATATTCAAATATAATTTTTTCCATTTTAATAAAATATTTGTAAATTTTTTTTGATTGTTGTGTTGCAGCTAATAAACAAAATTCTTTATAACAGTCGATATTTAATAATATTTTTTCTTTATTATGTCCACCTCTATGATCTAATTTTTGCTCTTCATTTGGGAAGAGCAAAATTTTATAATCATTATCTTTTATAAAATTTTTAATTAATAATCTTTTAGCATTTATTTTTTGTGTAAAACCTATAAATTCATAAATATCAGCTAAATCTATTGTAAATTCATTTTTATTTTCTTTATAATTTTTATATATTTCATAATTTAACTCAAATATTTTGATATCATCTTCAGTAAAATTATCTTTTATTAATTTTATTAATTTATTATCATTTAATATATTATTTTTTATTAGTTTATTCATTAATAAAATATTAACTATTTCTTTATGTATTATATACCCAAAGAACGAAATGGTTTTACTAAAAATATAATTTTATTTATATTAACTACTATAATATAAATATTATAGTAGTTAATATAAATATTATCGTTTAGGAAAAATATCCTAGTATGTTCAATTAAATTATTATAATTTGATATTTTTATATTTATGTAATGAGTTTAACATACATTTTCTTAATTATTTGAATGAACTAATATATTGCCATTTTAAGTGATTATAGATTTTTTTCCAGATTTGATTGTTTTCCATTATTTTATATGAGTCCTTATGTAATGGAGTTTTAACAAAATGATTTCATTCAATTTTACATCACCTAATTTAGGATCATATATCTCCTCTTTTGGGAGGAATGAACTAATATCATCACATATATTATGTTTATTTATAAATATAATATAATCTTTATTTATTACAAAATATTTTTGTAATAGACATTTTGCATTATCTTTGCGTGTAAATCCAATCCATTTGAAAGCAAATTCAATATTAATATATATTAATAATATATTAATCATTTTGATTTACTATCGATTTTCTCCATAGTTATATTAATAACTATTTTTTTAAATAAATTGATATATTTAACAGATATACACACGTTCACAAATTTATTTGAATGAACTAATGTATTGCCATTTTAGGTGATTACATATTTTTTCCAGATTCGGTAAATTAGAAAAATTTAGATTTTTCTAATTTAGCTTAACTAAAAAACAAAGTTTTTAGTTTCTGTCGTTTTCCATTATTTTATCTGAGTCCTTATTTAGTAAAGCCAGATAAGAATCTTAAAAAGCTTTGCTATTTGCCAATAGATATTAATCAAAAAATATTTAATTTTTTGATTAATTCTAGTAATTTGCATAGCTTATACAAAACATAGTAAACAAAATTCAATAAAGATTTTAAATGTATAGTCTAATATTTATAAACTCTTTGGTTTAATCGATATATTGAAATAAAAAATTATCTCTAGGACGTTGATATATTATATCTGTTGATACACAGGCTGGTGTTCTTCCAATACTTTTTGCAGCAGCTGTAAGTGAATCAAATGTTTCAATAATTTCTTTAGTAGTAATATCGATTTTTATAATTTTTTTCTTTAATTTATTAGCTAATTTTAATCCAGTAGTATTAGGTTTATCTTTTAATGTTACAAAAAAATATCCATGTTTTGACATTGTTCCAGTAAATACGAGGCTAGGTAAAAATGCATATTTAAAATAATGATCAATACGTACTTTTTCATAAGAATTTAATTTATACATAGAATCAGATTCTTGTTTATATGATTCAAATGCTTCATAAATATCTTTTGATGCAATTCGTCCTGTATATGAAGCCTCGCATTTAGTCGAAATAAATTGTTCAATATCTTCTTGAATATCTTTTGGTTTTCTAGGCATCATTGAGTTTTTAATTCGTAATCCTCTATAAGATGCAAGTCTAGCTTTGGATTTATCATCAAATATTTTACATTTTTTAAAATTATCACATAAAAATTTATAAAATGCATCTTTGGTAGTTTTTTTTGAACATCGCGACCAATTTCTATGACAACCAAATAATTCAGCAGAAAATGCTGTATATTTTTCATCTTTTTCACAACATTCTTCAATAAATTTATTAAAATCTAATGGATTTACTATATTATCAAGATTAATTTCTATTGGTTTTTCAGGGTTTTGTATTATTTCAACAATTTGATTATTTTTTTCAATATTATGAGTTTTTCCATCACTAATTTCAGGAAGATCTTGTACTAAATCTTTTAATTTATGAAAAAAAGATTTAGTACAAATAGAATTACATCGATTAATTAATCCATCAAGAAATATATGTGCACTATCTAATGCTGTTTTCGCGATTTCAAAAGAAACGGTAAACCATTCTCTATTATTTATATCTCGGTATTGATCTAAAATATAATGCACTACTTTTTCTAATAATTTACAATTACAACAGCGTTTTGTGTAAACAATAGAATTTTGTGTATTAGAACATCCATGAGCATTTTCTCGTCGGGCTATATTAGATGATTCGCCAATTTTATATTTGAATTCAGTCTCTTTATAAATATATACTATTTGACCACTTTTTTCTTTTTGAACTCTTCTATTAGTAATTCTAGCTATTTTTTCTTGTTCGGTTAAATATGCATATTCCATATTTTTTGCTTTTTGTTCTGCTTCATTTTTTTCTTGTTTACATTTGATTAATAATTGTTCATTAAATTTATTTTTTTCTTTTAAATATTTCATCATAACAGATTCCATTTTAATATAATATAATCTGACTTGCTTTCCTTTTTCTGTATTTGCTAAAACACATAATTGCTTAAATGTATTAGGTGTCATTAAAAATATTTCATTAGGTCTGCCTTCTTTATTTGTAGATGAATAGTTTTTCACGCTAGCATGAAAAACTACAGAGTTCGATGTAATATAATCAATATCTAAAATAAAATATTTCTTAAGTAATATTTTAGCATTTTCTTTTCGTGTAAATCCAATCCATTTGAATGCAAATTCGATATTTATAATAAAATCATTATCTCTGTTTAGAAATTCTTGAAAATGTTCTAAAAATATTTGTTGTTCATTAGTGGTAAATTCGGAATTTAACATATCTTGTAATTTATTGTCAATCTCCTCCATAGTTATATTAATAACTATTTCTTTAAATAAATAGCTATATTTAACATTTATGTAATTTTTAACAGGTATTATATACATTTTCTAATTTATTTGAATGAACTAATATATTGCCATTTTAAGTGATTACAGATTTTTTTCCAGATTTGATCGTTTTCCATTATTTTATCTGAATCTTTATGTAATGGGAAACATTCCAATAAGTGATCTAATTCTAATAATTCACACAGCTTATGTAAAACATATGAGTAAGAAAGAAAATTTTTTCTTTCGCGGCTCTTATAATTTTCCCATGGTTCTTGTATCTTAAAAAACATAGAAATAAAAAGTTTTTCCATATCTCTAGTAATTTTAGGAGGTGGTAAATTATTTAATTTATTAATAATATAAGCAACATGTTCATAATAAATATTATATTGTAATTTTTTGAGTATAGTTTTCATATATTTTTTATTTAAAATAGATAAATCAGTAACTCTATTTTTATTTAATTCTTTTACAATATCAATGAATACTTGTTCTGGAATATCTGGTGATTGTTTTGCTTGAAATTGATTAAGCCATTCTCTAAAATGGTTTAATCTTCTATAAGGAGAATAATCTTTTATTTGTCGGTCTTCATCAAAAATAATAACTTCGCTATCACCACAACATGGACATATATATGCGCTTTCTGTCATATCTAAAATTTTTTCAATATTACATTCTTCGCAATATTTTATTCTTTGAGATCCATTATCTTGATTAATTCTAATACCATCGACTCTTTGACAATATTTTTCTAATAATTTAACTTTATTAATATTAGTATTATTAGTATTATTAATATTATTATTATTCGTTTTTTTATCAGCTAAAAAATCTAATATATTTTTAGGTTCTTTAATTTGATAATTAGTATTATCTCTGATATCATAATAATCAATAATTAAATCTCCGGCTATATCATAATAATCCATTTCATCATTATTACTATTTATATTATTATATTCATATTCAAATTCGTCTTTTTTATCTAAAAGTTCTGCTTTATATTTAATATCTTGAGATGTAAATCGTTCTTTTTTATAAAGTATGTTAAGTTTATTATTAATATCATTCAATTGATCAAGAATATTATTAATATTTTTCCGTTTATTTTGAAAATAATTAACCATTTGTCTATGCTTATTATCTAGGGTATATGATTCTTTATTTTGATTTTTAAATTCTTTATACTTTGATATATTTTTATTAAAAGATGATTTTTTGATAGAATATTCTTTATTCATAGACAGTTTATTATTATTTTTTTCTGTACTTGGTGAATAATCCATATTAGATAAAGGAGAATTTTTAATATTTTCAAAATTATTTTTAGTATCTGAAATATAACCTTCTGAAGTTGAAATAGATGAATATAATATGGTATTTGTATTGGTATCTGTACAAGATGTTTTAGAATATTTTATATTATATTGACTAATAGATTGACAAAGATCTTCATATGATTGTTTTGTTTCGGGCAAAAGCTTTGTTTTTGTCCTTAACAACTCATGTTTCACATGAGTTGTTTCTATAGGTAAATATTTATCAGATGCAGAATTTGTTGGAATATTAAGTATACCAATTGATGTAGGTGGTGTAAAATTATGTTTTCCGGAATAAATACTTGAATTAAAGTCATATGTATATATATTATAGTTTTCACTCATATTTATTAAATTAAGCATAAAAAATGTTTAAATATTTAATTTATAAAAATTAAAATTTTATTATAAAATTAGTATAAATTTGTAATAAATATTTATAAATTTTATATAAAAATTTATAAAATTTAAATTTTTGAATTATAAAATATATAATAATTTTACAAATTTATTATAATTAAAAAAAAATTTCTCTATATAATATATAAATATATGGGCGGTGGTTTAATGCAATTAGTCGCTTATGGCGCACAAGATGTATATCTAACAGGTAATCCTCAAATTACATTTTTCAAAGTAGTATATAGACGTCATACTAATTTTGCTGTAGAGCCAATTCAACAAACTTGGAATGGTGCTGCTGATTTCGGTAGAACCGTAACTTGTACTATTAACAGAAACGGTGATCTGATTACTAATATGTATGTTGCTATTACTCTAAATGCTGTATCTTCCCCATCCTCTTCTTGGGGATACGTATCTAGATTAGGTCATGCTATTATTGATGATGTTAAAATGG